TCTAAATCGCCTTTTTGATAAGCAATATGGGCATCGGCTAAAAAGTCCTGTACAGGGCTCACAGAGCCTTTTTGACCTGTTCTAGCGATAACCTCGTTTTTGGTTGCAATACGCTTAGAATCAGCGACCAGAATAGCCAGAATTGCTCTACCCCAAGCTGAGGTTTCAGCGTTCATAACTTCCGAATCGCGTTTGAAATTGGACGAACCAGGAACAGGCTCCCAAGCAGTACCATGCCCAGGACGAGGATCATCAGGATTCCGGTAAGCAGCAGCAGTATAAACCACCCAACTTTTACCAGCGAAGTCAATGAATTGAATACTCTCTTGCTGTAGTGACCCATCCGGGTATTTGTCTTTGAACATGCGGAGGCGTTCAGCCACGTCCACATAATCATCCATGAATGCCATAAGTTCATCCTCTCTTGAATACTATAAATGGCCCTGAAGTCCCTCTGGACTGCAGTTGTAGAACCTTATCGCCTTGATAAAGTCCAACTCTAGTTCCGTTCATCAGATCTAAGACTTTGCTCTTAGCCATAGTGAACTTGTCATTTGCGACATCATAATTCTCTTTAGCAGCTATAAGTTCCTCATAGAGTTCCCCTAGCTCGATGTCCCCATCAAAGATTCCCTCCGACAATTCTCGGACTGTTTCATAGGTGGATGTGGAACCATCCCACTCAGGTATTTGGCCAGTCTTTAGATGCTCTAACCAAACCAATGCGGCATCCTCAAGTTTCTGTGCATAAGCCTCGTCATACTCAACTTCATGCTCCACGATTTCACCATTAGCACAGGCAACCAGAATACCTTTAGGCAAACCGAGCACGTGCAGATACCACATCACTTGGTCGTAATAGTGTAAAGGCAGTTCATTCATCGGGTTACGCGAAAACTTGATTTCCAAAAGTGTTAGAGAACCATCAGTCCATTCGATAATCGCATCAGGATTAGCTTTGAACTCTGGATGTTTCACAGATGCCCAAGTGCCTGTAGTGTGAGCCGCCTCAAACCATTCTTTATTCTCACTAACCCACAAGTCGCGAATAGGAGCCTCAAAAGCGGTACCAAGTTTCATGGCCATAGATGGACCATCAGATTCACGATCTAAAAGACCCTGAACTTCATGGTAAGCGGTATAAGCAGAACGCCAAGGGTTATGCCCCATGATGGAGCTGATAAGTGAACCTGCGACACCTTTACGTGCCTCATGCCATTCATCTGAATCATGCTCAAAATACCCGAGCAGTTGGGCTTTGCCAAGTTTGGCTATTTGGTGGTCAATAGTCATGTGGTCAGACTATACCCAAATTAGGATTTTTTGCTACCCTTTTTCGGTGTCGTGTCGGACTGCACAGATTCGATGGCTTTGTTTATTGCCTGGTTGAAATCCTCGTCAGGAACCGATGCCTTAGATGCGTAAGTAAATAGCAAAGTTGCTAGTAATCCTAAGACTGCTCCAGCTGCACCAAACGCCGCCGATTCAACTGCACTAATACCAAAGATGTTACCTGCACCCATGAACGCGATACCGGTAGCAACTGCAAACGATAGAACTCTAAGTGTTCTAGTGATCCAATACTTCATTTATTTCTCAACTTTCGGTAGCCATTGCAAAGGGTCCTCAACAGGGGAGACAGCCAGGTTATCTGTTTTACCACACATTAGATGCAGATGCGGTCCAGAGCTTGTGCCTGTGTTTCCAGACTTACCGATAACATCGCCTTGCTTTACTTTAGTTCCCTCAGTGATGTCCACGCTGTCCAAGTGACAGTAACTAAATACTCTAATCTTTTCGGCTGTCACATAAGTTCTAAGTTCAACTACATGGCCAAGAATCTTGCTGAAATAAACTTTTACGATAGTTCCATTGCCTACCGCTTTTAGTGGTGTGCCACGTTTGATTCCATAATCAACTCCACGATGTGGACCAAGACCCAAAGACTTACGTAACTCGGAGTGTGTGCCGAATGTGTCGGTAATCTTTTTTGGATCTACAGGATGAATCAGAGTGGTCATGCTAGGTCGGATAGTTCCTGTTCGTGAACTGCGATAGCGGATGCAATGATGGCGATAGATTCCTCGCTCTGTGCAACCACGTCAGCGTTACCGATAGCCTCAGCAGATTTCTTGTTTAGTTCATGTTGATAACCCTCTATGTTTAGAGCTTTGATTCGCTCCTCTAGCATGGCTATCTTTACTTCATCGGGGACATTGAATGACATTTAGTTTCCTTATTGTGGGATGTTATCTAGGATAGTGGTTTCGGCACCGGCTGCACCTGCACGTACAACAAGTTTTAGTGTTCCAGCGTTAGTGCCATCGCGAAAATAAAGAGATCCAATACCAGCACCAGGGTTTGCAGCTGCGGCAGTCATTTTGACTAAAGATAATCTTGCTCCAGATGATGCCTCTTGAAGTCTGCCATAGTAATTGAACGTAAATAATTCATTTCCGCGAATAGCGTTGCTTGGCACGACAATTTCACCAGACGCAGTGACTCTTGCTAAGACTGTTCCTGCCGAGTTTTGCCATTGTTGTAAATCAGCCGACTGCGATGCTGAACCTCTAACAACTAAACCAATAGTTGATGCAGTACCTGTACCCACAGACCAAACACCAGGATAACTTCCAGACAGTCTTGAAGTAATACCACCGTAAACTGTCATGCTTGTATTAGATACGCCATCACTAGTTTGGATTTCAAGAGCATTAGCCGACTGCGATGCAGCACCACGAACTACAGCACCAATAGTTGATGCCCCAGCAGAGATAACACCCAATTGAGCAATACCTGCTGTTGTACCTACGCGAACTTGACCTGTGGCATTTAGGTTTCCAGCAGATGTTACGTTGATTAAGTTTGTTCCACCAGAGTTTTGTACCTGAAACAAATCTGCGGTTTGAGATGCTATTGCTCGAATGTAGAGAGGTACAGTTCCAGTCGCATTGTTTGTTATAGAGTGTCCACCGACTGTAAAGGCGTTAGCCGCGTCAGTTTTGACTAATGTTGCTAAGTTCTGCCATGCGATGCCACCGCCAACCGATGCAGTATAAGGGACATAACCAAGACCAGGTGCTCCACCTACCTTATAGATTTCACCTAGAGAGTTAGTGCCCAAGAATGTTCCACTAGTAACAGGCAGAGTTACCTTGGTGGTAAATACTGGACTGTCTTTAGGAGCCTTAGCCGATAAGTCTGAAACCAAGTTTGTTATCTGTGACTGAGCTAAAGTGACCGGGTCTGAACCTGCAGATCCATGAGTGGCCGCGTGAGCTAGTGGAGTTCTAGCATCCGATAAACGCGAATCAGTAGTAATAACAGCGGTACCAGTAATCTTATTTGGCGATAAACCAGTGCCAGTAATCTTGCTGTCAGTAACCGATGCGTCAGTTGGAATGCGAGTGTCCGACAGTCTAGGGTCAGTAGTGATAACTGCGGTGCCTGTTACCTGTGCTGGTGTGATGGAGAGTAGTGCCTGGTTGATACCAATGTTAGCTGCAGTGCTAGTCCCAGAATTAGTTATAGGCGAATCAACATTTACGATACCGCTAGGGCCCTGTGAACCTGTTGGACCTGTTGGACCCTGTGGGCCTTGCTCACCGCGAGCGAAATACACTCTGGCATAGATAGAATCTGGGATAACAACTTTTACGATCATTTGACTATTTCTGGAGTAACCATAACTTGGCCACGAACCAGTGTTAGAACCTTTCCTGTAGAGGTCTGTGTCAATTCCAAAGCCCAAACATAATCAGTCTTAGTCAGCAACGCTGTCTGAACTGGAATAAGGCTAAAAGCGACTTTGTTAGCAGTACCATCAACAGTTGGCACAATGTCAATGATCGCTGTAGTCGATGGGTTCTCTCTAATCTGCAGTTTCGCGGTATACCCAGTCAAACTAAAAGCAACACCATCGCTATCGGTAGGATAAAACTCGCAGTCCCCAGCAACACTAGGAAAAGTAGAACCAGCCAAGATTTCCAAATTGAACTGGCCATCAGTTACGCTAAACGTTTCACTCACTAGGAGCATCCTCAACAGGAGCCTCAACCGGTGCAGGAACTTGTCCAGGTGACGGGAATGGAGCCCATGAAGTGGTTACTTTAGGTTCGGTTTCTTTTGCCATTAGTTATCTTTCTTTAGCTTGTCGAACTCATTTTTTAACTTGTTGTATTCCTTACTCAAAGTTAAGTATTTATCACGCCATTGGTCAAGTTCTGCCTTTAGCGTGGCGAGTTCAGTTTTTAAGTTATCTATCTGCTCGAACATTTCAGCCCGAAGTTTTTGCTCCAAACTAATCGACTGGAAACGTCTAGTAGTTAGATAGCGAAACAAAGCTGTGATGCTAGTACCGGTCAGAATACCCGAGACCAACCACATCCAGATTTCCCCCTGCATTAGATGCCTTTCCATAATCCAATTGTCATTTCCCAGTGGTCGGCAGTGATCTCATGTGAAATACGACTAATCAAAGCGACCTGTTGAATCTTGTTAGAAGTGTTAGATGGGTCTACAAACTCGACCTGTAATTTAGTGCCAATTTCGCGGTCAATGATTTTAGATGTAGTGCCATCACGTCTTAACGCTGGACAAGATATAGCTGCAATACGTTTAGGTTCTGCCGCATCAACTACAGCCTGAGCCCAGTTCTGCAAACGTGTATAAGGGCTGGAGCCGATGTTCATGTCGATACTGAAATCCGCTGGCCACTCACCATAGTTAGTTATCGAAGTCGTATTCTTTTTAGTCGTATTGTGTTTAGTTTCAGCGTGCTCGACCCAGCAAGAATTGACTAAACCATCAGTGTCCCAAATCAAGTCGATGTAATCCATACAGATGTGATCTACAGATGAACTATGCACGTTAGACACAGTTAGTTCGGTGTTACTCCAGGCAGTCTTTTTAGCTGCAACATCGGACCTAGTCATGTAATACTGTGTGCCAGCATCCTTGGCAGAATAACTCCAACCTAGTTCAGCGTCTAGCACCTGATTCACTAACTCACCTGAAACAAAGTCAGCCCAAGTAGTTGAATCATGGTCCTGATAGGTTGCAGATCCACCTGTGCCCGACTGGCTCATACTGAAACGTGTGTCCACCGCAGCAATGTCCAAAGCCAACTGGTCCATAATTTGACGATAACTCTCAGTGCCAGATGTAATGTCAAAGTTGGTTAGACGAGTATTCATCAGAATCTTGGTGGTGTCATCAGCGGAAATCATAATCTTAAGTTTTTGACTCTCGACATCGAACTGCATTGACACGTTACTAATAAAGCCATGAAAGAATGACTGCCAAACAGTTGGCTGAGTGTCAGGTTGGGACTGGTATTGAATACGTACAGGCATGTTAGCTTTATACGCTGGACCAGTAACCAAATCGGAAACATCCTTTTTGATTAGCCTCATGTTGGCGATACCATAATCAGGTCTAGCAAACACTCCACGCTCAACCAGAATGCCTCGGTCAATGCTCACTTCATAAGTGTCGGCCTCAATAGAGGTCCAAGAACCTGTAGGCGTAGGCAAATACTGAATCCGCAGATTCGACTTGATATCCCAAACGTTATTAGCCATTAGTTCGCAAAGTATTTCTTACCGGTCTGTTTTTCAAACTTGCGAATCTCTTTGATAATGTCCGCTGCAGTCACGTTAGCCTTGTTGATGTTGATGGTGTAGTTACTATCGCCAACAGATTCAGCAACAGCACCAACACTCTGGCCAGTCTGGAATAGAGATCCACGTAAACCTAAATACTCGGACAACCTGCCAGAGCGTAGCAAGCCTTGAGCCACAATGTTACCCTGAGCTGGACCCATGCCGATAAGTTCGTTGATAACATCCTGCCCAGCACCCTGCTTAGCCAACAGATTTAGGCGAACTTTGAAACCTCTAGCTGCATCGACAATACGTTTCATCTTGGAAATCACTTTGTCCACATCGAACATCGTGTCCTCGTCCTCGCCTGTAACGCCAAAGGCTAAACCGATAGAATCCCTGAAGTTTTCGGCAACCTTTTTGATACGATCAGTTTTTTCTTTTAGAGCGTCAGCAATAGCATCGCCTTTGTCTTTCACCTGGGTCATGTAGAAGTTGCCACGTTTTACCCATGACTGTGCCCAAGCGTTATCTGATGCCTTTTTAAGTTTTTCAGTATTGTTTAGAATGCCCTCAAGGCTCTTGTTATAGTTATCGGTCGCATCGGTTGCACCCATGAATGCAGCGGCTAATTCACCGATAGCAATAATAAGTAATCCAACACCGGTAGATGCGATAGCAAACTTTAGAGCCCTAGTTGCAGCTGCAGCCAGAGTGGTTTGCATTGTGTAAAGTTTGACCGCGACAGTTACCAGACTGTAGCCAATACGAACACCAACTAACAAAGTAATGATCTGCTTGATTAGGTCAATGTTTTGAATCAGGAACTTGATGGTGTTGCCAATGGCTTTAGTGACATTCACAAACTCTTGGACAATGCCCTGTAAAGTTTTCTGGCCCTCTGGACTTGCTAAATACTTAGCCATCTCTTGCAGACTAGGAACTAGTGCTCGACCAATAGTTTCCTGAAGTTCATTGAATATAACCTGGATACGCTTGTAAGGGTCTTGGTTAGCGGCTATTTCAGCTGCACCAGCAAACTGCTCTCGCAACTTACCCATAGCGTCATCGCCCTTTTTGATACCAGGCACAAGTCTTTGAAGTCCACCAAGTTGTCCAGCCTGAGCACGTGCTAACGCTTTAGTGACTGTGTTTAGGTCTTTACCTGTGCCAGCGGAAACATCTAACGCTAGGTTGAGTAATTCTTGGCCTTTAGTAAGTGATCCGGTTGCTCGAACAGCTGTGGCTAATGCAGGTCTAAGTTCATCGTCTAATACTGAAGTCTGAAGTTGAGTTCTGCTAATAAAGCGTTCTGCTCCAGCAATAGTGTCCTGAGTTGCTCCCAAAGTATTCTTTAGTGCCAAGGCCAACTGTGCCTGACTCTTAGAATCCTCAATAGCAGCCTTAGACGCCTCTTTAAGGGCCGAAGTAAGTTGAGTTAGACCTAAACCAACACCCAAAGCACCAAGGGCCCTAGACATGCCACGCGAAATCTTATCGGTAGTTTGACCCATCTTTCGCAAATCATTAGAGATAACTGAAGTGGTTTTAGATAGGCGGTTATTACCAATAAAATTGACAACTAGATTCTGTGCCATTACTCCGCCTTATCTTTAACAGCATCGGCTATAGCCTGGTATTCGCGTAAAGTCATGGACTTGTATTCAGTCAAGCTAACGCCAGCATGAACTACCATGAACGCCATACGCTCGGCCGCCTTATCTGCTATTACTCTTTTGGGTCGTCCACACTAACAAACAGATCATTAGCATCTTTCATACTAATCTTGCCCGCTTGCTCCAATGTGAAACTAGGGTCCTCTCGTTTTTTCATTACAAAGATGATGGCCTTTAGGGTTTTACCTTTAGGTTGTCCAGCATCCAGAATCTGGTCTATCGAAGTTCCACAGATAAGTTCTATCTGCTCAACTTCATCTAAAGTCAGACTTTCGAAATCAAATATATTGGTGGTCATTTATTTGCTCCTGGTAGGTTGTCAATAAGATTCCGCATCGCCTTTTCATAGGTGTCCAGAATCTCTTGTTTCTTATAGCCTAATGCCTCACTAAAGAATGGCTGTGGTTTTATACCGCGGTAAGTACCAGGTTTCAAAGTTCCTCGGTGAGCGGTAGACACTACGAGCCATCCCCAGTGAATTGGGTTAGCATAAGGCACACGTCTGCCACCAGCTTGAACACTACCACCGCGTTGAATACGCCGAGGTCGCATGCTCGCTGATAAGGCACCAGTTTTCACCGGAACTAGTGATCGAGATTCCCTGATTAGAACTTCAGCCGCTAAGTAACCTGGCTCTTGCAAAGACTTTTGGTCCGCACCAAGTTGCTTCATGGCCTTTATCGTCAGTCCAAGGTTCTGGACACTAATTCCGGTTTCCACTGGGTAAGACCTTACGTGGTCTTGAGCGTTACACCATAGTAGACAGGTGGAGTTGCCGATGGAGTGTGGACAGCGTTCTTGACAGTCAAAGTTACAGAGAACTTCACGACATCGCCGCTGTTTAGGCTCAATGGAGGCAACTGGTCGAATACGACTGTACCTGTGTAGTGTGGGGCCGAAGTGGTTGCAGTCGCGTTGCCCTGTGGAGCAATAGTGAAAGCAACTTCGGTTCCAAAGTTAGCCCAGAGAATGCGGTATAGAGATGTTGAGTCGCCAGATGTTACTCCGTCTAACTGCAACTTCCATTCGCCACCGGTGCGAACTTCGCAGAAGGTTTGAACATCGCCAGGAGCATCGTTCAGGGTCAGTTCTACCAAGTTAGCGTCACACGCGTAATCGGTAGTTCCAATTTTGAACACAATGTTCGTGGCTTTGATTCTGGTTGATGTTGGCATCTTGTTTTCCTTATAGGGTTATGGATAAATCCAGAGTCATGTCTGTTGCCAAATACTCAGCGTTATTAGCAGCTAGACGATAGGGGGACTGTACTGATCTCAAGACAACATAGCCGAGCGGTTGAATCGCTGTAACAGTGTCAGCAATAAGTTCATCCAGAGCCTCAGTTGATTCCTCATTAGTTGCAGTTGATGCAACCAAAGTCAGTTTCAAGCCAAGCCTGTATTCTTTGCTAACTGTTTCAGCGGTCAAATAGTTTCCGTCTGCGGACATGATAATGATGGGCGGAGTTACACGCTCAGGCACATAATCCAAGACCTCTAAACCTGCAGTCTGCAGATCTAAAGCGAACTCGGCCTTTGATGCGGTAATTTCGTTTGTCATAGTCCAGGACCAGTAAAGGGTAATAGCATCTCTCTAGCCGCGTTCATAGGATCCTTTGCAATACGAACTGCAGTTCCCATATCAGCGAATTGAGCGACACCATTTGGAGCCGACCGGCGATGGAACAGTTCAGATGCACATGAAAGCACAGCGGAATCTAGTACGTCAGTAGGAACACGACTGGTTCCAACAAACTTCGCGACCATTTGATTAGCAGATGCTAAACACCCATCAACGAAACTAGACACCTCTTTAGTGCCAACATACGCTCTAAACTGCTCCACCGATACAGCCATGTTTTATTAGGCTCCAGTGTTTAGCTTGACTACAGCACCCTCGAATGGAACACCGAATGCAGCGTAACCATAAACAGAGTAAGAGTCCTGCAACTTAGTGACATCCTGGCTTGAAAGACGTACTGGAGCACCAGCAGATTCCCAAGTGGTAAGAGCCAAAGAGTTTGCAAGGTAAGCGGTCTTGCTGTCTAGTGCAGGGTCACAGATAATTGGCAAGCCAAGTAGTGATCCAGTTAGAGCAGGAACGTTTGAGCCACCGATGTTGTTTACACCAGCACCAACAGGTAGAACTACAGGTCGGCCAGCGGTGTCAACGATGGAAACTAGACGCTTGTAAGCAACAGTTCCAGCAACGATGAACTCAGGGAATAGACCAGTCTGAGCGTTGATGTAAGCTGCACCATCGGCGATTCCACCCATTACTGCGGTTGCAGTTAGAGCAGAGATGTCGAATGTCTTACCAGTCCAAGTTAGACCAGCAAGAACAGCAACTACTTCGGCGTTCATTTTCTTTGCGTAAGCAAGAGACATCGCCTGGAATACTACGTCTAGGTAGTTTACAGTCGATCTTTCGATAGCCTGGCGGCTGATTAAGGCGTAGCCTCCAAAAGTCCCAACAGAAGTTGAAACAGTTGATAGAGCAACATCACCAGTTGACAAAGCGGTTGATTCAGTAGCTTGCTTGCCAATTGCGATGGTGTTGGTGTTTACCTTAGCGTACTCGACGCTTAGACCGGTTGCTGGAAGTGCTGCAACAGAGAATGCGTTTAGAGTTGGGCGACCAGAGTTGATCAGGTTGTTGATGAACCCGATGAATGCTGGGCGAAGTGCGGCATCTGCCGATGTAGCAGCTCTGAACAGTTCAACAGCATCGCTGTCACCTGTTACAAGAGCCTTAGCGTACTCACCCTGAGAACGGAACTTCGTCTCAAAGGTTGGAGTACTAATAGTTGGAGCCTTGACCAGTTCAAGTTCTCTGCGGATTTCTGCCACTTCATCTTGAACAGTTCGGACATCCAATTCCATGTTCTCAGACATAGATTGTTCTCCTTGTGTATGGGTTGAATCCGCGGCCACTTCGGACACGGTTGATTCCTCACGAACTTCGGCCACAGATGCACCGGCGAACGCTGGGAAACTTACTAGAGAGACTTCCTTGAGATCTACTAGAGTTCTAGTGACCACGTTTCCATCTCTGGTTTGCTCAACAGGGACAAAGCCCACGCTGAACTTGTTGATGACACCATCCTTGAGCAATGTGTAAGCCTCTTGCCCTCTAGGTGTATCTGAAATCTTTGCTCGAATCTCAAAACCCTCATCGGTATCTCTACCCTCAAGAATCTTGCCAATAGGCTCCGAATGTTGCCAAAACAGTTTCACATCCTCAACTGAACGGATAGCACCTGGAGCAAACTCCTCCTGATAGGCTCCGCCAATGTCGGCTCTCTGACCATAAGGCACAGCTAATCCAACTACTTCGCGAGTTTCAGCGTCTAGTCGGACTTCAAAACTGCGTGTTTCTAATTCGGTCATACTAGACCTTCCTTTTCTCTTACTTCATCGACAGTCATAAATCCTGCCCTCAATGCGGTTTCCCACATGTTGAAACGATTAGCCATATCGGCTTTGAATAGGCCCTCAAAGTTGAACTCAGTTCTGGTGCCACGTGGCAGACACTCTGAGATAGCATCTGAGATAGCATCGGTGTAAGCCATAAGTGTATGGCGGTAGAACGTTTGCTGTTCATCAACCAAGTTAGTGTAAGTGTCACTAGATCCATCAACACCAGTTAGCAATAGTCTGGCTGGAACACCAAACAGTCTGGCAATAGCCTGAACCTGTTGAATCTGCACATCGGTGAACATGGCATCTTTAGGGTTTAGTTGAACTGTCTGCCATTCGAACCCTTGACCCAAAACTGCGACTTTACGTTCAGCCTGTTTAGAGTGCCATCTCTCGGTAATTTCGTTAGCATCCTCTGGGCCGATTGGCTTATCGGTCTTTAGAATACCTGTTGGAATACCTGCCTGACCAAACCAAGTCGCGGCGAACTGACGTAAATCTAATGCAGCTGCAATGTCTTTCTGGCAAGCGTCAATAGGGCCAAGTCCACGCAAGTAACCTGCCTGGCTAAACAGTTTCAGATGCTGAATGTCTGTGGTAGTGGTTGCAGTTGGAGTGTCCTGATTCACCTGATAGTCGTAATACTTTACGCCCTTGTCCATGCGAATCGTAACCGATGATGATGGAATCAAAGTTAGGTTATTGACCTGACCTTTGGAATCGTAAGACTTTAGCCAGAACGCGTTACCATCTAACGCCAATGAAACTACGCTCTGAAATAAGAAGTCGCGTTTAGTTTGCGAATAGTCTGGTTTGTTTACCAGAATCGGGTTCTCAATTGGAACCTCAATACCGGTCGCATACCTAAAAGTCCTCATCGGCATCTTAGAGATAGGCGTAGCTATGATCTGAATAGCACGATACACAGCTGTGAGCGTGAGAGCCTGATTACCTGATACACCATAGTCGGAACGGGTAGGCCAAACTGGAGTCACAGAGCGTTGCTCTATATCTCTACCGAAAAGGCGTTGCCAAATGCTTGCCATACAGTAAGAACGTATAGCACACTAACGACAAAGTCAAAAAACTTGTATACCAAAATCTTGGTGTGTCGCGGAAACATACAAGGCCATAACAGTTGCCATCAGAGCGTCAATGTCGCCCAAAGATTCACGCCTCGAAATCAACCAAGTTTCACCAGTGTATTTAGCTATGCCTTTAGGTGACTGAATTACAAGTAATGGATCACTGCGATGCTTGACTACACCAGAACTAAACATGGCATACACAGTTGAACAGGCAGCCGAAATCTCTTTAGTCCACAAAGGCCAAACAGGTAATCCATCAGTCTTTAGACGTTTCACCAAGTTAGTCATCTGGCGGTCATCTATCGCAACAGCAGTAATACCTCCGCGGTCAAAAAGTTGATGAATCTTAGAATAAAGTTGCTGTTCGGTCGCACCTGCAAAACCTGCAACCAATTCAGTTTCGAATGTTCCATCCTCACACTTGCGAGCTGCAGCAATAGTGGCATACTCCCAATTCTTAGTCCGGTCCACCGCTAGAACCACGCCCTCTTGCTTAGTGATACCATCACCGGCTGCTTTAGCAAACAGTTCGCCAGGAATCCAAGACTGAGTAGAACCAGCAATAAAGTTATTCAACCGGTAACGTCTAGCCTCATGTTCAGGAATGCTCCTAATGTCTGAGAGCACAGTGTTCAAATCTAATCTGCCAGCGTCAATACTTGGGTTTGCACACTTCAACCCGACAGGACTATCTATTGCAGAACCCTCTGGAGCCTCCCACAGGAAAAACCCGAAACGCTCTAACTCTGGGTCACCATTAGCCGCTCGAATACCCAACTTGTAGAGATCTAAAAGTGTTTCAGATGTTTCATCGCCAGCAGTAGTAATACCAATAACCATTCCATCTTTACGTTGAGCAGTTCCCAAAACTGCAGCCGACCACATTCCACGTTTAGCAATATGCAACTCGTCAAACAAACACAAGCTCATCGGGATACCTTGCAATGCAGATTCTTTAGCAGCCTTTACGTCATACCTGGCAGAACCATCAGCGGTTACGATACCGCGTTGCTCAGTTGCCTTTTTGAATCTCTTTTTTAGATACTCGTTATTTTGAATCGTATAGAGCACTCGACTATAAATAATTCTCGCCTGTTCAGTCGAACTAGCGATAGAGATAACCTGAGCACCTTGCTGATGCAATAACAGTCCATAAACACCCAGAATCGCTCCCAGTAAAGACTTACCATTCTGTCGGCCCATCGAAACTACTATCTGCCGATACCGGAGTTGTCCAGGATACTTAGGATGCGTGTTAGGGTAACGTTCCAGCATTCGCCGAATCAGCCACTTTTGCCATTCATCAAGTTCAATGCCATCAGGGGATTCAGGGGACTTCCAAGCGACCTTTACAAGCTCAATGACCTTATCGCCATCAGTAAACATGTTGACCTGCAGAGGCTTGGTGTAAACACTTGGAACGCGTAAACCCTTTTTGACAACTCTGGAATTGTTGGACATTAGCGTTTGAGCAGAGCCTCTAGTGGATCGTGTTGGCCTTTATCGCCGAGTGTCCGCTTG